CACTATGTTCGCTGCGGCTTGGTTTTCTCCGGCAATCACCTGAAGGAGGGCAACCCCCTGCTGGGCAGCCGCCATCTTTGCCGACATAATCATTCTGCTGGCCCGCTGCTCGCGCTCAATGTCCGTATTTCTGAGCGAATCCAGCTCGTCGTAATACTCGCGGTTGGACTCCTGGAGCAACGCATTGGCTTCTTGGCGGTCGATCTTGCCGAGCTCGTAGGATTCCAGGATGGTCTCCCGGCGAAGCATCAGGTCTTCCGCTAACAGTTCCCGCTCAGAGGCATAGCGGTCCTGAATCTCGCCGAGGTCGCGCTCCAGTGCTCGCTCAAACTCCGCCTTCTCCTCCAGCGCCTTCTGCTCAGCCTCATACGCCTCGATCTGCCGGTAGGAGCCGTCGATGGCGGCGAGCTGCGCGGCGGTGGCGCCTTCTTTCCTGGCCCGGTACAGCTCCTCCTGGCGGGCCGTCATGCCCAGGGTTTCCGCTTCGAGCTGGAGGGCGGCTACTCGCTTCTGGATGGAGTCGGTGGCCTTGTCGTCTCCGCCGCCGCCGAGCGGTTCGGGCGGATCGCCACTGTCCTGGTCCGGGTTGGTGTTGGCGCCGGCCCCGACGTTGTTCTGATTGAACTGCTCCCGGAGCCGGATAGCGTCAGCAAGGCGCCTTTCCATTTCCTCGAGCTTGGCGTTTTCTCGGTCGAGAATGCCCTGTTCTTGGCCTGATATACCTCCGCTGCCCTCAAAAAGCGCCGTCAAGCGGCGCATCTGCTCTTCCTGGTCCGCTACGGCACCTTCCAGGCGAGGGATGTCGTCGGCGGCAATTCCGTGGATTTGCGCCGCAAATTCCTCGCCCAGCCACTTGGTGAACTTCACGCCTTCGGTCGTTGCAGTGCCCAGCCATCGGGCCAGCGTGGCGATACCCGTTCCCAGGGAGACGACGCCCTCCTGGAAACCAGGGTCGGTCACCAATCCGCGCAGGTCGTCAATGGCGTCATTGAAGCCGGAAACGTCGGTCTCACCGAAGGTGTCGATCAGATCATTGCGGAGCTGCTGGAGTGACTGGCCCACGGTGCGGGGCATGTCCTGGAATTCGCGGTTGATGCTGTCCGCGCTGGACAGGAGTGCCCGGGTCACCGCCGAGCCGGTCAACTGGCCCTCGGCGCCCAGCTCGCGCAACTGGCCGATCGTCACGCCCAAGCCGTCGGCAATGGCGCGCGCCAGGCGGGGGCTGTTCTCCAGAACCGAATTCAGCTCTTCGCCGCGCAGCGTCCCGGACGCCATGCCCTGGGAGAGCTGGAGAGTGGCGGAGGCCGCTTCCTGCGCGCTGGCGCCGGAGACCACGAACGACTGGTTAATCGCTCGGGTGACCGTCAACAGCTGCTGATTGGTCAGGTCCAGTTCTTCACTGGAGCGAGCCAGCCGGGCGTACAGGTTGATAGTCTCGCCGAGACCGCCACGGGTCTCCTGGGCCAGCTTGTAGGCCGCCTCGTAAGTGTCGTTCAGCTCCTCCTGGCTCTCGGTCACCAGGCGCAGCTGGGAGCGCAGCTCGGAGTAGGTATCCGAGGCCTGAACCACGGCGCGGATCGCCACACCAATGCCCACCGCCGACAGGACATTGCGCAGGCCGCGATACGCCCCGCCCAGTTGGTCGGTGGCGCGGGTGAGCCGCTCGGTTTCCTGCTCCGCCCGGCGTGACTTGTCGGTCAGGCCATCCAGGGACCGCTGGCCACGGTCCACTTCGCGGCTGTCAACGGCTAGTACGAGACGCGCTGTTTCGGTCATTCCAGGCCTTCGATCTCAGGTGGTCCAGATGCCGCAGCACATCCACTTCCCAGGGCAGGAGGTGGATGCGCTTTAAGGCGGCCCAGTGGTGGATCTCGGTGTAGGAGCAATCGCCCAGCTCACAGAACCAGCCCCACAGGTAGGCGGTGCCCTCCGGTGGCGGGTCTGTTTTCAGGCTTTTGGGTTTCTTGCCGGTCTGGCGGTAAACCGCCTCAAGCTGCTGCCGGCGGCTGGCGCCGGTCTTGGGGTCGGGAATCGTGTCCGCTATTTCTTTTTCCGCCCACTCGTAGAGCCGGTGGACGGCTTCCTGAAAAAACGCGCATCACGCGAGGCATGGCGGTCGATCATGTCCCGAAGCTGGGGGGCTTCGCGGAGCAGGGTCCTCACGTTCTCCTCGGTGAATTCCTCCTCCAGGTCCCAGCCGGCCACTAGGGCCGCGCACAGCGTCACATGGCGCTCGGTGCTGTCCACGGCCTCACCCTTGGCCAGGGCTTCCATGTCCTGCCGGTAAGCGTCCTGCTTGGCCTGCTGGAAGGCGTCGGACCATTGGGAGCGGATGACCAGGTGGTGGTCGGTGGGCGTGCCGTCGGCGTAGGACAGGGGCACCTTGGTGCCCTCGTTGGCCTTCTCACGGGTGAACAGGGCTTCCATCTTCATTACGCAGCACCCCGCAGGATCACGATCTGGCTTTCCTCGGTGGCGTCATACAGGGCCTGGAAGTCCATGGAGACGGTGACCTCGCCCTCGCCGCTCACGTCTGGCTGGCCGGAGTTGTATTTCACGCGCGGCAGGCTGAACGTGTAGGCGTTCGTGCCGTCGCTCAGCGTGAACTCCAGGCTGGATTCGGTCTCGTTCAGGAACTTCTCGTAGAGCGCCACGCTGTCGAAGAACGTGGTGATCGAGCCGGTCAGGTTGGAGCGTGCGATGCTCACGCAGGCCGCGCTGTCGGAGCCCACCACGAACAGCGGCGACAGGCCATTCTCCAGGGTCAGGGACAGCTCGGTGACGGTCGCAATGGCGGAGCCGCCCTCGCTGACCTGGCCGGAGAACGAATCAAACGGGCTGGTGGTGCTCGCGTTCTCGTAGGTGGCGCCAGCAATCGCGGTCTGGGCCGGCGCATCCATGGAGCGGCCCACCAATCCGAACGAGCTGGTGATGATGGCGTTGGTGGAGACCGTCAGATTCCAGGTGTTGAACTCGCAGCCCAGGTAGCGCAGGTACTGGCCAATGTCCGCGAAGTGGCGCTCAATGGTGAACGGCCGGCGCACCACGCCCGCCTTGAGCGTGTCAGTGCCGGCGGACGGTGCGTCCTCCTCCCAGGTGCCGCACAGCACCGCCTCGAGCATCGGACCGAACGCACCGCCGAAGCTCAGCTCGGTGGAGATGTCGCCGCCGACCTGCTTGTTGCCGTGGCGCATGTCGGCGATCTGGCGGTCGGCGCGCAGCTCATTGCTTTGCAGGGCTTCCTTCGTCAGGGCCAGCGTGGTGCCGGTCTGGCGAATCGGGGTGAACGCGGGGGTTGCCGGGGTGGTGCCGGCTTCGGTTTCGGCCACCAGGGCCATAGAGTGGCGTGAGCCGTTTGCAGGGCAGCCCATATCGAACCTCCGTCAGATACAAAAAAGCCCGCGCGAGGCGGGCCGATAGGAAAGGGTTGGGGTTACGCCCGGGAGACCCAGGCGCTGTAGTAAATCGTCATCGTGGTTCGGGACCAGTTCTCGACCCGCCGAGGCTGCTCGTAGCCGCAGGAGCGGATCAGTACCGGCAACGGATCCCAAACCAGGAACTCCTGGGCCCGGAAATCAGCGATCAGGGTCTCGGACAGAGCTGGCGCGCTGAAGCGCGTGCCCGCCTTGTACCGCCGGGCGATCTGGTCGGCCAGGGTGATGGCCGTCACGTCGCCGGTGTTGAGCGGGTGGCTCAGGTCGATCTGCAGGACGCCATCGTGGCGGTCCATTCCCTCGTCGCCGCACGTCGCCACCCCGGGCTGGCTCGGCAGCAGGGACAGCGCCGCCCACGGGTCCGTGCCCGGGGTGAAATCCTTGTTCGGGAACGCCGTGGTCAGGCCGAAATCGCCATCCAGCCAGCTCAGGACCAGCGCATTGCGAATATCCAGGTTTCTCATACGCGGTTCTTCTGAGCCTCTTCCTGGAGCAGCTGCCGAAAGCGGGCCACATTCTTGCGGACCATGCCCTCGGGCGCCTTCGTCTTGGAGTAGCCCTCAAATTCAATCCGGTAGGCGTAGGGCATGTTGTTCGTCAGCAGGGTGTAGCTGCCGCCCTGGATCGCGGCCACGATGGACTCCATCTCCGCCAGGGTCGCCCCGCCCTGCTTGTCGGCGCGCCCGTTCTCGCCGGAGGCCGGCGTATCCGTGGTGGTCTGCCAGTCGCCACGCAGGCGCCCATCAAGCACGGGCGTATCCATGATTACCGCCCGAAACAGGCGCAGCTCCACGCCCCGGGCGGTTTGCTCCAGGGAGCGGCCGGCCTTGCGGGCGAACCCGGCAACATCATCACCAAAGCTCATCGACGCACCTGCAATTCATGGAGCACGGCGGCTCCGGCGGGACTCAGGGTTTTGACGCGCATCACCGTCCAGTCGAGCCCGCCCACCGTTACGGTGTCGGTTACGACCGGATCGACCTCAAAAGCGGCGCAGAGCAGCTTTTTGTCGGTGCTCACGATGTCCACCCCAGCGGCCCGGAGATCGCCAGCTTCCTTGCCGCCGTAATTCAGCAGGACGCCGTCCGGCGTATAGGTCGTGGTGGTCTGGCCGGTTGTCTCACCGGTCAGCGGGTCATAGGTGCCACCAGAGGTACGCGTGATGCTCACCGGCTGGCCATAGCTCGCCAGGAGCCGCGCGGCGGTAGCGGCTGTGCGGTCGTAGAATCGGCTCATGATCGGACGGCCAGCAGGCCCCGGGTGTTCAGGTAATCGGCGAACTGGGCGCGACTCGGGCGCTCAGGAGCGGCCCAAAGCACCTTACCGGTGTTCTGGACCTCCTGATACTCGACCTCGATCACGTCGACCTTCTCGCGCGTGACCGGCCCCTGACGCTGATCCGGGGGCGCCTGCTCGTCGGCATAGATTTCGGTGGCCAGAGACATCTGGCCGTACTGGATGCGGGCCGGGATGTAATTGGAGGCGAGGTACCCGCCATCAATGCACACCCCTTCCCGGGGCCATGACAGGCTCTGATCGGCAGCGACGCGCCAGCCCTTCCAGCGCATCACCTGCATCTGCAAGGCAGCCTGCCGCAGCAGGGCCTCGCGCGCGGTTTCGCCTTCGGGCAGGTCTCGGCCAAATCGCTCGGCATAGTCCGCCAGTTCCGCCACGGTGGCGAAGCTGTCGGCGCCGGGCACGATGCTGCCATCCTCGATAATCAGAGCCATTGGGCCATCATCCTCGGAATTCGGTAGAAAGAAAGGGGGCATGCGCCCCCCTGTCTTATTCGCTCGCTTTCTTGGCGGGCGCCTTGCTGCCCTTCTCGGTGACCTTGGGCAGATCCTTCTCGTGCGCGGCGTCCTGGCGCTGATCCGCCGGGACATACCGGGCATCAATGATGCGGACGGCCGCCTTGCGGGCCAGACCCTTCACGTCCTCGTTATAGCGAGTGAAGGGGCCGGCCAGATACCAAACAGGCGCTTTTTGCTTCGCCATGATCCGTTACTCCTTACTGAGCGGCGTCGCCCACTGCGATGACGCCGGCGGTGTGTTTCACGGAGGTGGCGACCTGGTCCCAGTTGGTGCCGGTAGCCAATTCCGCGTCGGAGGGGGACTTGCCGCCGTTGGTCTCGTCCCAGGTGTAGCCCTTCAGACCCAGACCGAAGGTGTAGTCCACCTGCATGGTGGTCTCGATCCGGGTCTGGCCGTTGGACGTTTCGATGTTGCTGATCACGTCGCCGGCGTCGTGGACGATAGCCGCGGACTCCACCAGGCCCAGAACCTTCTGCTTGTTCGGGGTGCCAGCTTCGTACAGGGCGGGCGCGTCGGTCACCACCACCGCTTTGCCCAGGATGTCCACAACGGTCACGTTCTGGGCCTGGAACAGCTGCGGAGTGTTGGTCAGGTTCTGGCCGATCAGCTTGTGATACACCGAACCGGTCATCACGTTGGACAGCACGTTGCCGCTGTGGTCGCCGAACTTGGCGTGCGCGTCGTTCAGGGCGTTGTAGGACAGGCCGCCGCTGGCCGACACATCGTTGGTGGCGTCGCTGTTGTTCTCGATGGCAGCCACCAGGGCGGCGATTGCGGTGTTCAGCTGGTCCGCCATGAGTGCCTCGGCGAAGTTCCGGCTGGCCACCTCGATGCCCTCGGCGGTCGGCTTCTGCAGCCAAGTCAGCTGACCGGGCTCGAAGCGGATCGGTCCAAAGCCGCCGGCGATCTTCACCGAGCTGTGCTTCAGCTGGGTCAGGTCGGTGGCGGAGGCGGAGGCCTGGGAGGCGTAGCGATCCACGCGGCGCTGAGCGCTGTGAATGGCGGCGAAGAACGATTCCTGGAGGAAATCGCCGTCGAAGCCCTCGGTGGTCAGGCGGATGGTGTTACGGCTTGCGGCGTTGAACTTTTCCACCATCTGATCCAGCGTCTCGATGGTCGCCGGCATGATGTACTGGTTGAACACCTGCATCTGTGAAAGAGACATTTCTTGTCACCTCATTGATTCAGTTCAGGGAAACGGTTACGAATTGCGGCCGCACGCTCGGAACGATCTCCGCCCATGCTGCCCTTTGAGGCGGCACCGCCACCCTTATGGCCACCACCGGCACCGCCGCCAGAGGCCTTCGACGCAACGATCAACGGCGCGAAGGCCGGATCGCTTGCGAATTCTGCTTTCAGTTCCTCCACGGTCATCGCGCTGGGCTTACCCTCGGCGTCCAGAACGACGGTAGTGGGCTTGCCGTCGCGGATTTCCATGGAGAGACGGCTGGTCAGGTGTGGCTGAAGCGCCTTGGCGCTGCCCTGCACCGCGATGTCCGCCGCAATGCTGGACGCCACACCGGTGACCATCTGTTCTTTGAGCCACGCCTGGTGTTGCTCGACCTCACTCTTCAGCTCGGTTTCGCGCTTGGAGAGCTTTTCCTGCCAGCTCTTTTCCAGGGCCTCGACATCGCCCGCCTTGCGGTGCTTGTCGTCGTCCAGGCTGGCCAGCTGGTCCTCCAGCTCCTTGAGGCGCTTGGCGGCATCCTGGCGCTCCTGCTTCGCGGTCTTGGTCTCGCCCAGTAGCTTCTCGTGATGTTCTTTCAGGCGCTCGTTTTCGGCCTTGATCTCGCTGATCTGCTCCGGGGTCAGGCTGCTGCCGCCTTCACCACCTTCGCCACCAGCCTCTTCACGGAATGCACGGGGGAGTTTGTTGATACGCATTGGTCACTGACCTCTTGGTTACCCACTGGGTTGGATTCCCGCGCGCTCGAAGGCCTGGGGCTCAAGGGCCCGCATTTCATCAAGCGTGAGGGGTTTGAAATTTCGGTCCAGCTGCAGCTCTGAGAACCGGCTGGCGGACAGCCCGCCCTGACGCAGCAGGCGGCCCCGGGTCGACCCCAGGGTTGAATCCTGAAAGGCGGCAGGCTGCCGCTTGAGCCATTCGTAATACGTCAGGTCCGCGTTCACCGGCCCCTCCTCAGAGGAGCGGGTGGCGTCGCGGTCCAGGAAGTCGAGCCCATCATCCAGCTCGGCCACCGTGGTGGACCGGCAGCCGATATGGATCGGGGGCTTCGGCCCTTTGCCGACCTTGAAGGTGCGCCCGTCCAGGGAGCGGCACTGCGCACTGGTGCGGCTGTCCAGGGTGGACACCCACCGGTAGCCGGTGACGATGTCGCTGTTGCGCTCCCAAGCCTGAAAGCGGGCAGTGCTGGCCACATGCTGGACGGCAGTTCGCACCACGGCCTGAGCGTGCCGGCGCGTGGTCTCCAGCAGGCCGTCCCGGTAGTTGAGAGCTTTGGTGCCGCGGATGGAGCGGACAATCTCGGCGTTCGTCTGGCCCTCAAACGCGCCCTGGCGAATGCGGTTCTTGACCGCCTCGATCTCCCCGGCGCTCCAGTCTTTCAGGAACGGCTTGAGCAGCTTGCCGCCCTGGGCGCCGCGCACCGACATCGGGTCACTGGTGGCCGCTGCCCAGACGGTGCCAATGGCCGGAACGGCCAGCTGAGCACCGGAAAGCACCTCCTGAAGGGCGCGCACCTCGAACCCAGCCTCGTAGCCGGCCAGATCGCGCAGGTCTGTGGTGATCGTTTCCAGCTGGGCGCCGTAAAGCCGGCTGAGCAGGTCGTCGATTTCGTCGAGCAGTCGATTCAGTTTTGCCCGGCGGTAGGCGCTGATCTCAGCCCGCATCAGCAGCCGCTTGCGCAGCTCACGGTCTACCTGCTGCAGAAACTCGCGCACCTTGCGCGTCTCGCCGGCCTTCAGGCGCTCCAGGTAGACCTGGTGGCGGACGGAGGCGTTAAGGAGTAGTTCCGGTACCGCCATCGGTCATATCGTCCAGGTTGAGGCCGGCGTCGTTTTGCGTTTCTTCGCGGATCTCTTCGTCGGTCTTTTCCGGGTCGATCAGCCCCACCTTGCGCAGATACGCCCACAGGTCGCCCTCGGGGATGGCGCCGCTCATCCAAGCGGCCACCAGCTCCTTGAGCATTTGCGCGTCGAGGCTGTGCTCGGTCAGGTCCTGGTTGAGCTGGTACAGGGCTTCGCCCGCGGCGGCCATGAACTCGCCCACCCAGGACAGGCACTGGCTGTAGGCTTCGGAGACGTTCGACGCGGCCAGAGACAGGATGGAATGCTGGGTCTCGCTTTCATCCTGCGCCTGAGTGGCCGTCTTGACGGCTTGGCCGGGCTGGACCAGCCGAGCGCCGAGGGCGACCATGCGCTGCTCAATGGCCTCCAGCTCTTTCTGGAGCGCCGTATCGGCGGTGACCGTCTCGATGCCGAACTGGCCGCCATCGGGCAGCATCATGGGAGAGCGACTGCCCATCACCACGCCCTTTTCCTCCAGCATGGCGACCCACTGCTCGGTGAGGCCGGACATCCAGGGCTGGGGCTGGCCGGCGTAGAACAGCGCGTTGTACCAATCCGCCCCCACCTGGTAGTGCTTGATGTTCAGGGTCGCCAAGTCCAGCAGGGGCGCCTTGTCCACGTCGGGATCGTTGTTGCGGGCACCGACAAAGGTGAAGGGGATCCGGTCCCAGGGCTGGCCATTGCCGCGCTTGGGGATGGATTCCTCGTGGATCACGAACGCCCCGCCCGATTCCGGCTTGCGCCAGATGCGGACGATATACACGCCCTCCTCGAGGGACAGCTGGCGAAACTGCTCGATGGCCTCGAGCCCGAAGCCGTCTGCCGTGGGCTCTTCGGCATGCTCATGGATCACCACCAGGGACAGGAGATGGGCGCCGCCGATCTTGGTGGTGCGCCAGTTGATGATCTGTTCGGCGTCGTAGCTGTTGATCGTGGCCCGGATCAGGCCGGCGGCCTGCTGAGCGCGAGAGGCCGGCGCGTCCGTGGTTGGGTAGTCCACCAGCAGGCCGGCGCGGCCCTTGCCGAGCACCTGGCCCAGCACCTCCTGGCTCTGCTGGTAGATGCTCACCCCGGCGCCGTCGGCATCGCTCTCCAGGTAATTGAGCGCGTCCGGGGCGGTGAAGGTCGGCACCTTGCGGAATACGGCGCCGATCAGCCCCTCGCGGGTGTAGCCGGTGGCGTTGTAGAAGCTGGCCCGCTGCTTATAGCGGTCGTAAACCGCCTTTTTTTGGTCCGGGTTTTCCTCAACAGCGGACGGGTTCGGCAGGTACTCCTCGCCCCGCTTCTTGACGGCACGGTCGCCACGGCAAACGTCGCCCACCAGCGCCCAGTCCGGCTTGGCGTTCAGGTACTCCTGGCGTTCAAATTGCACGTCTGCCATTAGAAATTCATTCTCAGCTTGGTGGTGGTGGCCGGCTTGATCACCGGGTACTCGTAATGGATGAAGTAGCCGCCGGCGTCGCAGTTAGATACAACCGGAGACTCATCCGAAAGCCGGAAGCATCCATAGCTAGGTACTGTCAGGCAATAAACGCTTTGTTCGCCTAGCGGGGAAACACTGATGACAGTTTTTACGGGCACTGTATTTGTTTGCACCGAACTCGCTGCCGCACTTTCCGCATGTTCGAGTTTCGTTGTCAATTCCGCTCTGCCTTCTTGCGTGAGCTTTGCACGCCTTTGAGCAGTACCTGTTTGAGCTGCCCTTGGTAGAAATTGGCGCATCAAACTTAGTGCCGCAACAGCTGCATATAGCGCTTTCTGTGGCGCGTAGAGCGCCTTTGGTTTTTTGGTATTGCTGTCTATGCCATTCGACACCTTCTTCGGAAGAATGCCATTTGCTTGCAAGGTGCCTGTATTCTGATGCCATTTGCGCCATTCGCTCGCGGCATTCCGGCGCTGAACTGTGAAGCGACACATGCTCAGACCCTGGAAGACATTCCAGATTTTCGATTTGATTGTTTGCGCGATTTTCGTCCGCGTGATGGATGTGGTAGCCTTCGGGTATTTCGCCAAAGTAATAGCTCCAAACAGCGCGGTGTAAACGCCTTTCGCCTTGCCTACCAGACGCTTGATAGTAGTTGCCGCAAATGTAGAATCGGCACCCGTCAAAGTCTTGCCGGGTATCACTGACAACACGCACTCTTGGCCCATCAAGTCTTTCGCCTGCACCCATTTCCCAGCCCTCGTAAGGAATTTGTGGTCATGAGTGCATTTTACCACGTAACCATCCGCAAAGGTGATCTTGACGGTATTTTTGTACCCAGTTTTCCCGGCTAACTGATAGGGCACGAACCCGCCATATGGCCCTAGCACTTCGCCTGATTCTGGGATTTCATCGAACCTGAATTCTCCCATGCGCGTGGCAACGATTGTGTCGCCAGAAAAACACGCATGGTCCAAACCCTGCTTCTTGTCCGGCTCGCCGTGCTGGTTGTACGCCTGCTGTTCCAGGCACTTCACATACCCGGGGCAGCGGCCCACGTTCACGCGGTAGTCGCCCTGGAAAGCGGCGTTCATCGCATTGATCCGGTCCTTCACCGGCGGGTTCTGCTTGGGCGCGTGGATCGTGAATCCGGCCTCGCGCAGGATGGCCAAGTCGGTCTTGCTGGCGTCCACGCTGCGCCGGCCACCGCCGGAGGCATCCGGGTACACATGGATGGCATGGCCTGGGTAACGGTCCTTGATCAGCTGGACCATGTGCGGCGTGTCGTAGCCGTTGGCGATTTCGCCGACCGCTGCCGGCTTGCCGTTGCGCTTCACATGGATCACCGCCGACATCTGGCCAACGTTGAAGTCCATGCCGATGAACAGTGGCTCACCGGCCTGCTCGGTTTCCTGGGTGTTGCACCGCTTTCGGTCGAACTGGATGTACACCGTGCCGGTCGTCAGGTTGACGAACTCGCCCTCGATGTAGGCGTCCAGCAGGTGCGACGGGTAGATGTCGCGCAGGCTGTCGATGTAGCCGTCCGGCAGGTGCGGATTGCTGTACGACGGCGCCCGGATGATCTCATAGCCCGGCGGGCGCTTTTCGTGCCACGTCTCGTAGACGAAGCGGAAGCCCTCCGGGGTAGTGGCCACGCCGACCGTGTTGGGCGAGCCGTCCGCCTTCCTCTGCCGGTTACGGGACAGCACCCGGCGCCAGACCTCGGCGGCGTCGTCGCGCTTCAGCGTGTCCAGCTCGTCCACGTCCGAATCGCCGACCTCAAAGCCGATGATCCGCTGGGGCGTGTCCATGCTCCTGAAGATGATCCGGCCGTAGCCGTCGATCTCCAGGACGTTGTGCGGGTGTTTCGTGAGCCGGTACGGCACCTTCAGGTCTGACAGCAGCTCCTCGAAGCGCGGCCAAGCGATCATGCGGATCAGGTCGTAGGTCGGCTCGTAGAAGGCCCTGTCCGATTCAGGATGGGCCAGCTTGCCCAGCAGGGAGCGGACGATCAGCGCTTCGGTCTTGCCGGCACCGAAACCGGCGACGATGGCCGGGTATCGCGCCTCCGAGAAAATGAACTGGTCCTGAGGGACCGTCGGGTTAATTTCCACCGGGGCGATTGACCACTACGGTGACGCCCTCAGGCGGCAGAGAAATCTGGTCCTTGAACGCCTGAACGTCGATGTGCTTGCCGATCAGCTCCAGCCGCTTCACGCGGTCGGACAGCTTGACCTTCACCACGACGCCGCAGGGCTCTTTCTCGCCATCGATGTATTCGTACTGCTGCTCAACGTCGATACCGGCCACCAAGCCCTTGCGCCAGATCTCCGGCCACTGGTGAATCGGCTTCAGTCCACCGTCCTCGTTGTACAGGTCGGCAAGGTCTGCATCCGCCTCAGCAGCCAAGCGATTGAGCAGCCAGTCCGCGTCCACCTTGGTGCGCTCAGACCGGGAAGCCTTGGCCTGGGCGATAGCTTCGGCTATCTGGGGTTTTCTAAGGTTCTCGTTCCCCACGGATGCGGCCGTCTTGGCGCTGTAGCCGGCACGAATGGCCGCCTGTGTGGCGTTCAGGTCGCGCAGGTACTCGTCTACGAATGCCTGTTGCTTGTCGGTCAGCTTGGGAGTCAGCACCGCTGAGTCCTCCTGTCCTGGGCCCCGCCCAGTTACTCGTTGCCGGGCACCGCCCGGGTTGGCTTTACTGGTCCGTCTGTGCCGGTGCGTTCTTCTCGATGATAATGGCGTCCATCTTGGGCATGACGCCGGCCAGGGCGATCAGCAGGGTGGCCAGTGCGACCAGCCCACCGAGAATCCAGACGGCGCCGCGCACAAACGAATTCATCTTGGCCAGGACCACCTTCATCTGGGTGGTGTCCTGGCGGATCACGTTCAGGTCTTGAATGCTGGCCTCCAGGTTGCCGACCCGGTGAGGGAGGCGCTCGGAGTCCAGGGCGTTTACGCGGTGGCGGAGAGTGTGCACTTCCTGCTCCACTGCGCCGAGTCTCGGGGGGATGCTGTCCATGTCGTATTCCTCATGTGTCATCCCGGGACGATCTCCACCATTGCCGCGCAAGCCACGCAGCCACAAGCCAGAAAAGAAAAACGATAATCAGGGTCAGCGTCAGGGCGTACACGGTGGTGTACAGCCAGCGCTTCATTCTCCGATGGCCTCGATCAGGCCGTTATGCCGGGTGGCGCAGTCGTGGTACTGGCTGGCCCACTCGGTCATGGTGCGCAGAACCGTGCCGGCCTCCCCGTCACTCAGGGTCGGCAGGGTCTCCGGGCACCGGGTCAGCAGGGTCTGCTGGTACGGGCTCGCCTCGGGCTGCCGCGTTGAGCAGCCGGAGGCCAGACTCAGGCACGCACACGTTGCGATAAACAGGTTTCTGGATCTCACGGATCACCCCGCGGTCGATGATGCGTTCGTTCGCCTGCAGGTCGGCCAGGCGTGTCTCCACCTTCTCGGCGACCTTGGATTCGCGCTCCATGGCGGCGTCGATGGCGGCCTGGGCACCCCGCTCCTCGGCCAGGTCCCGGCTGTCCTCATACCAGCCGCGACCCACCCAGCCGCCGGCGGCGATAGCAGCAACCACGGCCAGCACAACGGCGTATGGCCCGCCCTTCTGGAGCAGCACCGCCCAGCTCATTCGGGCTTATCCCGCTGCCATTGCCAGAACTTCACCACCAGGGGCGGCAGAGCAAACAGGGTGGCGAACGCGGCAGCGGTGCCGGCCGGTATGTTCGGCGGGTCGAAAAACACCTTGATCACCACCAGGGTGGTCAGGGTCAGCCCCCACAGCGCCAGCAGGATCTTTGCCCAGCCGTTGCGCTGGATGAAATCCTGGAAATCGCTCATACCAGCTCGAAATGCACCAGATCATCGAAGTTGTTGTCGTTGACCTGGGTGTCCATATCCCAGTCACCGCCCCAGCGTAGGGGGCGAGACATGCGGCCCTCGGCCAGCAGGCGAGCCGCCGCGCCCATCACAAAGCCGGCGAAGTAGTGAAACCGCTCGCGGTCCTGCCAGTCGATGGGGTACGGCGCCACGTCGACCGCCTCGCTGGGATCGCTGTTGTGCCGGCTGTTCGGCCAGCGAACCTGGCTCTTGCCCTGCTCCACCATGCGGTTCTGCGTCACGCGGTCGCGGTGACCGGTGATGATGGTGCAGTCGAAGTCCTTCACGACCTCAGCCATCAGCACTTGCAGATCGGCATGGCAGGTGGCCAGACGCTGTTTGCTGCGCTCGCTGAATTGGGGCATGTCCAGGTCCAGGAATAAAAAAGCCCGCTCAAGGCGGGCCGAAGGGTTCACCGTTTGCCGGTGATTGGGGTCCAGAACGCAAAAAGCCCCAGCGCGGGGCTGAGGCTTAGAGGCAATTCTCGAATATGGCTCTTTTATACCCCTGGACCGTTGAACAGTCAACACATCGACAGTGGATTTTTAGACGCTGTCCATCTGGCCGCCATGTGCATCGCCATGGCCACCATTTTGATGCCCGACTCGAGGCGTTTGATGGCTGTGTTCCGGCTGGTCTTCAGGCGCTTCGCCAGCCCCGTCTTGCTGGTCACCATGTCGTCGTCACCAGCAGGGAAGGCGTAGTAGGCCGCCAGGGCCTTGAATTCGTCCGGATGGGAGGTCCGGATGTACTGCATCACATGAGCGTCGAACGCCTCGCACACAGGATCTTCCCACAGCCTGACGGGCCGATCATCCGGATCGATGATCTGCCCGCGCATCCGGTCCAGGAACGGCCCCATCCAGCTTATCGCATCGTGCGGCGCCCCGGTATTGCTCCGGCACCAGATGCCCCATTGGGTAAGTGCCATTTCAGCGCCATCATTCACCAGTGCCATATCACCGCCCTCTCGCCTCGAAAATGCCCTGACAGTCCACGCAGCGGGTTATCCCGCCCAGTGCCCGCCGCCGCTCCGGTATTTCGTCGTCACAGTCCGCACAGTGCGTTTCGGATTCGCACTCGAACTGTCGCCGGAGGGCCGCGATCACCTCCTCATTGGCCGCCTCCCGCTCCTCAATCAGCTCGCTTGCCAGGTCTGCTGCGTTAGCCATTTGCCTCTCCCGCCTGCTCAATCAGAATCTTGATCGTCTCCACCGCCGCGCCCTGCTTCACAATTTCCGGCGAGCAGCGGTAGATATTCCAGCCCATACGCATGGCCGCCTCGTATTTGCGCAGATCCTCCGCGAAGCCTTTGCCCCGGGTGTGCCGACCGCCGGAC